ACTGCTGTCCAGGACCGCCTGGAGCAGATGGTGCGCACCCGTGCCAGCCAAGAGATCGGCAAGTCCATTGGGGACCATCCCGACCTGTGGGAAAGTGTGTACGGCATGAGCAGCAAGCGGTTCGGTAGCGTAGAGGAACTCCTTGGCGAAGCTCGGAAGATCAACGACGAGTTGCGCATCCGCACGGGTATCCCTGCGGACCTGATTACCCAGAACGATCTCATGCGTATGTGGGGACAGCAGCACGCCCAAACTGCTGCCGAGGCTAAGGCAACCGCAGCAGCCATCCGCAAGGCTCTCGGTGCAAAGGCCCGGGGTACTGCACCTGAGGCGGTACAAGATAACCGAGCTATGGCGGTGTTCGATATTCCGGGTGGGGCTGCACGGGCAAAGGACCTGGGCGTGCATACCAACAGGGAACTGAACATCGCAGCGGACACCAAGTTCGGTCAGGTCTACCCGGACCCTAAGGCGACCGCGCAGTTCATCCTTAACGCAGGCCCGCACAAGATCCCCGCAATGGAACAACGTGCGGCTGCCCTGGAGCAGGCTACGCAATGGTCCTCAGAGTTCGACGCGCAACTCCGTATTGTCCAGCAACTGGGCCTTGAGCGTGCCAAGTCCTCTGGCTACTGGTCCCCATTCACCATGCGGGTGATCGAGGAGTACGAAGGTCTCATCAATCAACGAGACTCCCGGGGCAACCCAGCTACCACACCCCAGCTTGCCTTTGCCGAAGCACGGTCCAGGATTCTTGCGGAGCCCATCCGTGCCGCTGCTACCAAGGCGCGCCCTGATAAGGTCAAGAAGGCCATCGCCAAAACTGTCGATGACTGGGCGGACAAGTTCTTCGGGCCGAATCTTGCTACGGACCAGTCCAAGAAACTTCTGGGCAGTCTTGTGGGCATGGAGGTAGATCGCTCCCCTGTTGGGATGGACGACAGCTCTGCCGTTGCGAACGCTTGGGCACGGGTACAGTCCACCGCGAAGTCCATTGGCCCGCACTTCTACCTCGACAAGAGCGGTTCCTCCAAGGAACCGTGGGAGTTCTTTTCTGGCGCGGGGTATAGAGGGGCTGCCATTGCCCCTGCTTTCGAGGCAGTCATCCAGGAGAAGCTCGGCAAAGGCGCCAAGATCAACGAGGCTGATGTGATCATGCGCCTACCCGGCGGGTCTGATGACGACCCTGCCCAGGACTTGGTGTTCTTCACCACTGCCGTAGGAAAGGATGGGGACATCATTCGGGTAGTTATCCGGAAGCAGGATCTCCAGCGGCACATAACCTCACAGGCACTGGCCCGCATCCCGCGCGCTGGTGTGGGCAACACCGTTAGCCCAGAGTTCGACACGGGGCTTTCACAGTAACCTAGACGGCCCACAGGGCTCTCAGGAGAACCATGAGCATTGAACGATTCCTGGCTGGCCTTGCCCAGCTTGAGACCGCTGGCGGAGCCAAGACCATCAAGGACCCCAGCGGCAAAGGCTTTCGTGCCTTTGACCGCGTGGAGAAATCCAATGATGCCTACCGTGTGTTCGCGTCCCGCGAGGACGGCACACGGGAGGTGCTCGGGCTACTGGAGCGTCGCTACCCTCGTGCCCTTACGGCAAAGACTTCCAGGGAGTTTGCCGAGGCCCTGAAGGCAGGCGGGTATGCCACGGACAAAGACTACGTTGAGAAGCTCACGCGGGTGATCGACGGGTTGCCGGCAGATGCCTCGATCATTGCTTCTGCGGCGCCTGCTCCCGCTGCCGCCCCGCGCGCGGCTCTGCCAGCCAGTATCGGGGCGCCTACTGCGACACAGCCGGAGAACATTGCGGCTGCCCAGGAGGCCCGCCTTGCAGACGAAACACGCCGAGAGGGTATCCAGTTCATGGATACTGTCCGAGTTGCCCTCGGTGATCCGGACACCATGCTCGGATGGCAGGTTCTCGACGTGGCCTTGCGTGACCAAGAGCAGCGTCCCGATGGTTGGGATTGGATGCTGGTTCGTAATGACACCATCAAGGACCGCACTCTGGAGGAGATCGAGGAGCTTGACGAGGACGCCAACAGCCCTGCGGCTGTCTTGCGTATCATAGGGGCGCAGAACAGGCGCAGGGAGAACAACAAGCACTACCAGGACGCTGGCGGCTGGCAGACGTTCGCGGCGGGCACCTTGGCCTCCTTGGCCGACCCCTTGGGTATAGCCGTAAACGTCGCAACAGCAGGCATGTTCCGCGCTGCCCGGATCGGCTCTGGTGCCTACATGGCCGCCGGTAAGACCCGCAGTGCTGTTGCCTCAGCCATCGCGGAGTCCACGGCCTCGGAGCTGGCTGTGACGTTCGCTGCAGATCTTGCCACCGGGCGGCAGACTGCGGAGGACTACGCCATCGCCACAGCGGCGGGTGCCCTGTTCGGCACGCTACCCGCGGCCAGTGCTTACCGGGGTGCGGCTGAGGTCGCAAACCTGAACATGGCCCAGGACATGATCGACAAGGCCATCCGAGAGAAGCTCGACAAGCCCCCGGAGGTTCGCCGGCAGGAGCAGGCCCAGGCCCTGACCGAGCTTACTGGGGACAACATCACCGCCAAGAAAGTGATGCCCGATGACCTCCGGCGGGAGATCGAGAACGAGTACGATGGTCGCCCCAATGAGGCCAAGAAAGAGGCCAAGCTCGAGGCTGACGAGGCCGCAGCCCAGGAACGAGCGCGCATCCAGAAGGAAGCTGATGATGCCGTTGCCGCTGGCAGGGAAGCTCCGCAGGGGCCATCTGAACCCAAGAGCTTTGTCCAAGAGCTTCGGGAAGCTGTGGTCGAGATGCGGGAGGCCCACAAGGCAGGGGACTACACCAAGACCCGCACGCGAGTCAGGGAGCTGTTTGAGCGCGACGACGGGGGCATGACGGGGCTGCATGAGAACTACCTCGTTGAGCTGCTGACGGAGGCGGACCATGCTATCCTCGGCTCGGCCAGCAACAACTGGACGAAGCAGCGCCCTGCTACGAAGTCCGGGGACCCGGTAGTTCTACGGACGGCGGGCAATACCCAAGAGTCCAAGCTCCGGGATATGAGGGAAGAGACTCCGGAGAAGGGCTACAATGTCAAGGAGACTTCCATCAGGAACGTCCTCCAGGCACTGACCCGCCAGACGCGCAACCCGGCCCATGCGAAGCTCGCCAAGTTTCTGCTTGAGCGTCTGAGCAAGCGGTTGCCCGGCGGTAAGGACGACCCGGTGCTCGATACCGTCCCGGTAGTCTTTAAGCGGTTCGCCGATACGGCCGATCCCAAAAGTAGCCCGCGCGGTATGTCTGCGCCTGAGGGTGCCGTCAGTGTTGGCATGACCGACAGGCGGCCCAAAGGCACAGCCCGTACCGTCGAGGAAATGAGGGACGCTTCTCTAGACGACCTTCTAGAGGACGCCACAGACTGGACCATGGACACGACTCTCCACGAGATCATCCATGCAGTTACGCAGCAGGTAGTCTACCTGTACAGCCGACCAGAGCTGCGCGGCCTCCTGACCCCGGAGGTAGTGTCCGCACTGGATCGCATGAGTGATGTCCTGAAGCGCCTCCGGGTAGAGGTCAAGGGGCAGTATCCGGACAGCCCTACCTGGGACGGCAAGACGGTCGTTACCCTCGGGCCGAACTACGCTGCCTGGAATCTGGACGAGCTGTTCACTATGGCCTTGACAGACGCCGCAACCCAGCGGATGCTGTTCAAGATGCCAGCCAGTCCCACGTTCGGCGGCAAGTACAGCAACGCCCTACGGGAAGTCTTCGACACGATCCTGCGGGTACTCCGGGTCAAGCTGAAGGCCAAGAGGTCCTCGAACGCCATGGACGAGGTGATGTTCGCCTTCGAGATTCTCATGGACCGCCGCATTGGGGGCCTCAAGGATACCGCGGGTAACTTTCTCGGGTGGCGCGGTGACAAGTTCGGACCTACCGCAGGCCCGCTCGATGCACAGGCCACCATCAACCCTATCCTGACGGTGAACCCTGCCAGGAAGTTCGCGGCCCGCATGCTGGAGCACGCGAGGGAGTGGGTCCGGGAGAACCCCATCGACCAGGACAAGGTGCGGGTACTGACGGACAAGATCGCAAGCCGCAGCGACGGGATCATCCTAGCCCGCAGCAAGAACCCTGTCATGCAGATGGTAGCTGGTATGGTCACGGAAGTCACGACAGGGGCAGCCGGGCGTAGGGCCACTGTAGCCATCCGTAAGAAAATGCTGGAGTCCAAGCTCACAGGACGGGCCATTCAGGACTACCGGGCGGCCTTCTCCAACTGGCTGCGCACCAACAACCGAGGCGTTGTCTCTGAGGCTGTAACGGGGGACGGGGAGCGGGAGTTCGACCGCATCGTCTACGAGGAGATCCTAGCTCGGCGCGACGAGCAACAGGCGGTGTCTCAGGACCCCTCCGTGCGGGCCGCGGCGGACGCCCTGGAGCAGGTGTTCACCCGTGCCCTGGACGCCCAGAAGAAGGCGGGTGTGCTGGGTGCGCAGCGCCTACCGCCGCACTCCGTGGGCTACATTCCTCAGGCCCTGGATGGGCGCCGACTGGCTACGGCCAGTCTGGAGCAGATTCAGGAGCTTGAGGCGCACCTTGCGAAGCACTGGGCTACAGCTATCGGGTGGTCTACGGACTTCAGCCGGGAGTTCGCTCGGTACTACACGACCCGGGCAAGAGAGCGGGTGCAGAACACCAAAGGCGTCGATACTGCGGGCGGGGACAACTCGGCAGCCGTCATCCGGGACACCCTGGAGATCATGAAGGAGTTTCGGGCCAATGACCCGGCGGGCCTCGTGGAGATCAAGCGTGCTGAGGCCATCCTCGCCAAGGGTGGACAAGGGCACACCAAGCACCGCCTAGACGTTGATCTCCTGGCTGAGCTTCCCAGCGGTGCCCGGGTGATCGACTACTACGAGACTGGCAGCCTGAACCTGATGCGTCGGTACGTCGGGCGCACAAGTGGCACGGTGGCCCTGACGGAGTTCGGGATTCACGGCGCCACGGGCGCGCGGCACTTGAGGAGGGCGATCTCCGAGTCGGGAGACTTGGCAGAACGGGCCACGCAAGAGGAGCTGGACGCCTTTGATCGTGTCATGGGCGAGATCCTGAACGGGCACATTGAGGGCGAGCAGGCTGTACGCTGGGCGTCCAACCTTGCGAGCCTAGTACGAGTCCAGCGACTGGGCTCCCTGGTGTTCACGCAGTTCGCGGAGACGATGAACATGGTGCACCACTTGGGCCTCACGACCACGCTCAAGGGTATCGCGTCCCTTCCGCAGATCATGGGTGAGGTTGGTCGTGTCAAGCGAGGGGCCCCGCGGAATCGCCACCTACTCACCCATATCGAGGTGTGGGGTGGTGACATCGGAATGGAGAACTACCAGCTCCGCGCCCCGCTGGAAGCCCCTGATGACCGGCTCGCTGAGTACACCCGTGATGCCGGCGTAACCGCTCGCCTGCTGTCCGGAATGCAGCACATACAGGGCAAGGTGACTGGCTTCCGCCGCCTGATGGCAGCGCAGCACCGCATGGTGGCCGAGCAGATCGTCATGAAGGCAGTCCGCTATGTCCAGGAGGGGAAGAACGACATCTACCTCAAGGACATGGGCCTGAACGACGAACTGATCGCGCACATCCGGGAGAACCTGGATCGTGTGGCATCCTGGGACGACAAGGGCCAACTGACCCGGTTCGACGTTACCATGCTGCCAAACCCGGCGGCTGCTGAGGAGTTTGTCCAGATGGTCCATCGGGGCACCTCGCAGATCATCCAAGGTACCTTCGTGGGTGAGCGGACGGCGTGGATGCACAACGATTACTGGAAGGTGATCGCACAGCTCCGCACCTTCGGCATCACCGCGATGGAGAAGCAGTGGTCTCGCACGGCCCGCCTCAACGGTGGTGGCACGTCAGGCTACGGCATCGCTGCCATGGTCCTGGTTGCGCAGATGGCCCTGATCCTGCCTATCCACTTGGCCCGTGTGCACCTCATGAGTGTTGGTCGTGAGGACCAGGAAGAGTACATCGAGAAGAACTTGCAGCCCGCCATGCTCGTGCGTGCGGTTGCGAACTACGCCTCGATGTCCGGCCTCCTGGGTGACTTCCTGGAGCTGACTGGTGGCGTGGCTACTGGGTGGTCTGGAGACCCTGACCTCCTGGGCGGCCGGCACCCGAGCCAGCTTACCGTGGCTGGCGTCATCCCTGCGCTGGGAAGCGTGGACGCTGCAAGTAAGCTACTGCTTCAGGGGCAAGTTGTAGACAACCCATACTGGGCGCTCAAGCAGCTACCCGGGGCCAACATCCCATACGTCATCCCCTTCCTCAACCTGTTCAAGGAATAACGCGAGGGCCTACGGGCCCTTGCGCGGTCCCTATAGTAGCTAACAAGGAGTTCGCCATGAAACATGAACAACTACAGACTGGGCTGGCGGCTCCCCCTGCCGCGGTGTCGGGTCTGGTCGTAATGGGTGTCCCCCTGGACACTTGGGTACTGATCCTCACTGCCTTGTACACGGTGCTTGCCCTTGCGGCACTCATCCGGGACAAGTACTGGAAGCACTACAAGAACAGACAGAAGGAGAAAGCTGATGGCTGACACCGGCTCGCAAGACGACCTCTCCGCGCTGCATAAGCTGATGACTGACAACTTCTCGAAGCTCCTGCGCGGGGAAGTGAAACGCATCGGCGAAGACGGTATGGAGCACACGGTGCAGCCGACAGCCTCGGAGTTGGCCGTAATCCGGGCCTTCCTCAAGGACAACAACATCACGGCACCCATCCGTAGGGGTGGCAAGCTCGATGAGCTGCACAAGAAGCTCCAAGAAGGTCAGTCTGTACGTGTACGGGCTGCCACCCTGCCGGTGGCTGAAGACCTAGCCGACCATCTACGATTCCCGGGAGAACCCCTGCAATGAGTCGTCGAGAAGGGCCAGAGGAGGCCGCTGAACGCTGGGCCCTGCTGAACGCAGTGGCCCTGCACTACAAGGACTTCGTGGACTTCCTCCGCGATGGTATGGCCTTCCTCGGGTTCTCCTCGTCTGAGATTCAGGAGGACATCGCTAAGTTCATGGTGGATGGCCCTGCCAGCATCATGATCCAGGCGCAGCGGGGCCAAGCCAAGACTACCATCGCGGCCTTGTTCGTGGTGTGGTCCCTAGTGCACGCCCCGCACCTGCGGTGCTTGGTGGTGTCCGCTGGTGGCACCCAGGCCAACGAGATCAGCACCCTCATCGTGCGGATCATCCTGACTTGGGACATCCTGGAGTGCATGCGGCCGGACCCCAACAACGGGGACCGCACCTCCGTCGAGCACTTCGACGTGCACTACAGCCTCAAGGGCATCGACAAGTCCCCCAGTGTGGCCTGCGTGGGTATCACCGCCAACCTACAAGGTAAGCGTGCTGACATCCTGCTGGCTGACGACGTTGAGAGCGCCAAGAACTCCCTGACCGCGGTGATGCGTGGGCAGCTCTTGCACCTTACCCGGGACTTCACCTCGATCTGCATGGGCCTTGATGGGCGCCCAGGGCGCATCATCTGGCTCGGTACCCCGCAGAGCACGGACAGCATCTACAACACGCTGCCCTCGCGGGGCGTGGCTATCCGCATCTGGCCCGGCCGGTACCCCACTGCTGCTGAGGTAGACAACTACGGCGAGTACCTCGCGCCTTTGCTGGTCCGCCGCATTCGAGACGATCCTGCATTGCAGACCGGAGGCGGGCTCCTTGCTGACAAGGGCCAGCCGATTGACCCCTCCTACCTGGGAGAGGAAGTCCTACGGCGCAAGCTGCTGGATCAGGGCGAAGCGTACTTCCAACTCCAGCACATGCTGGACACCCGCCTGTCGGATGCCCTGCGGTACCCGCTGAAGCCCGAGAGGTTGATCTTCATGCGCCTGGACCAGACTGGCCGGGTACCCATGGAGATCATCCCTGGGGGCACCAGAGACAGTCTGGTGGACTTCTCTGTAGGTACGCACAGGTTCCGCATGAACCAGCCGCAGTCCGGTACAATGGCCTCCTACACGAAAGTCGTAGGCATCCATATGTACGTGGACCCCGCTGGTGGCGGTCAGAATGGGGACGAGACTGGCTTTGCCGTCAGTGGTGCAGCCAACGGTAACATCTTCCTGTTCGCTGTAGGTGGTGTGCCGGGTGGATACGAGCTAAACAAGCTAGAGACCCTAGCTGAGGTAGCTAAGCGGTGGAAGGTAAACATCCTGACCATCGAGAAGAACATGGGCTATGGTGCATTCCGAGAGGTGTTCCTGCCTGTGCTCAAGCGTATCCACCCGGACTGCGCCATCCTGGATGACCTAGTGCACGGTCAGAAGGAACGGCGGATTCAGGGTACCCTGGAACCCATTGTAGGGCGCGGGAGCCTCATTGTCAATGAGGACTGTGTGGCCGAGGACTGGCAACAGGCCCAGCGGTACGGCCCCTCTGCGGCCCTGACCTACAGTTTCTTCTTCCAGTTCTGCAAGCTCACGCTCGAGCGGGGCGCCCTCATCCATGACGACAGGCTTGACGCCGTTGAGGGTACCTGCCGGCACTGGCAAGTTCAACTCGGGCAGGATCAGGGCAGCCTCCGGAAAAAGCATGAGGAGCAACTTTGGAAGCAAATGACCTCAGACCCTCTCGGGTACAAGCGGTACGCCCCTCCGCAGGAAAAGAAAAGCATCCTGGACCGCCTGCGCCGGCGGTGAGGGTCATCGACCCACTAACCCACTGGGCCTCTATTGAGCGCCTACAAGCCATCTGCTTTCCTGCGGATGACCCAGTGAGGATTGGCCCTTATGACGTGTGGGTGGGGGCTTTTATGGGCAGGGACCTTGTGGGTTTCACCTGCTTGACGTGGGTAGGAGTCTGGTACTACAGTCGTGCTGGGGTTCTCCCTCGCGCTACTGGCAAGCGCCTGCAGCTCCGTATGCTGCGCCGTGCCCTGCGGGAGACCCAGGGCCTTGTCGTAAGTGACTGCACCACGAGCAACCCAGCCTCAGCCAACACCATGATCCGGGCGGGCCTCAAGCCCTACTGGCCGGCGGCCCCCTGGGGCTTGCCAAACTCGATCTACTGGAGACTCGACCGATGAGGCTCGAACACCTGCCCACCCCGGGCCCCTTGTCCAATGGCGTGCTGCTCTCGAAAGAGGTCCTGAAAGCCATCAACTACGCCCAAGTCCAGGCGGAACTTTCCAAAGGTTCCTCTGAGGCTGGCGCTGCCCTCTCAAAGTTCTTCCTGGAGTGCGCCAAGATTTGCGCCCCGCTGACCATCAAGAAGGAGAAGAAGCATGCCATCGAATGACGCCCTCTCGCGCGAGATCAATGCCCTCGCCAGTGGCGAGCGCCTGCGCAACGCCCTGGCCCGCGCCATTGACGAGGCCCTGGCTGACCCCCAGAACCGCAAGCGGACGCGGCTGATCGCCGTGCTGAACAGTGCAATCGCCCTCCTGCCTACGCCGGACGCGGCTGCGCCCACCATCACGGCTCGCCAGAATCTCGCGGGCGTGAACACCATCCGCATCACTTGCAGCGAGGGCCTGGACCCCGAGCAGGTTCCGCTGCCGGCGGCCTTTGCCATCGCACCCGCGCGTACCATCATGGATGTTGAGATTCAGGGTGCGTTCATCCTGCTGCACTATGCCGGCGCAAAGCTCGTCGCCGGTGACAGCCCGACCGTTGCCTACACACAACCCGCAGCGTCCCAGCTTCGGGTCACGGACAACGCTGGTCTCCTGCTGGCTACCTCGGCGGCAACCGCAGTCACGGTGCTGTAATGGTCCTCGCCCGCCGTATTGTCGTGGGTGTCGCACTCGCCACTTCAGCGGCGGGTGTTGCGCTTGTTGGGCACCATGAGGGCTTTCGCAAGCAGGCTTACCGGGACCCCGTAGGGATCGTGACTGTGTGCTACGGGCACACGGGTACGGCCCGTATGGGGCAGTCGTACTCCAAGGAGGCCTGCCAAGCCCTCCTACAGAGTGATCTCCGTGCGGCCGAAGCCGCTGTGCGGCGGCTTGTAAAAGTGCCGCTGACGCAAGAGACTTTCGACGCCCTGGTGAGCTTCACTTTTAACGTGGGTGAAGGAAATCTTGCAAAGTCCCGCTTGCTTCGTAAGCTGAATGCTGGGGATTATGAGGGAGCCTGCCGTGAATTGCCACGCTGGATTTACGCCCGTGGGCAGATTCTGCCCGGACTCATTACCAGACGCAAGGACGAAAAGCACTTGTGTCTGTCAGGTCTGCAATGAAGCGGTATGACCCTACTGCTGGTCGCCTGCAGCCCGTCGTACCCATGGTGCCAGCCTCGGGCTCCGGGCCCATACCCGCCCGCGGGCAGCCCACCAGTGAGCAAGCCAGCGCAGATGACGTAGGCACGATTGTCGCTGGCGGTACCCAGGATGGCATTACGGCAGTGTACAATACGCTGCTGCGGGCCATTAACCTCACGAACACCGACAAGGGTTCCTCTGCGGTGACTGCTCACACAGCCCTCGCAGACCCCCATCCCCAGTATCATACAGCGGCAGAAGTGGCGAGCAACATTGCTACCCACAGCTCCGCTGCTGACCCACATGGGGACAGGGCGTTTGCGACCACAGCTGTAGCCAACCACGTTGCGCTCTCGGACCCCCATACGCAGTACGTGCCGAAGGCCGGTGGTACTATGACAGGTGCCCTGGTGGTGCCGAACGTGGATTCCACAGGGGACAACACCCGCATCCGTACTGCACGGACCCCTGCAACAGCAACCGCTACTGGGCTGCCAGGGCAGATCTGCTGGGACGCTACCCACCTGTACGTCTGTGTTGCCACCAACACCTGGAGGCGCGTTGCTCACTCGACTTGGTAATCACCTGATAGTCACCCTTCTCCTAGCTACCCTGGTGGTAGCTCTAGGCGGAGGGCTTTTCGTCGTTTGGAAAGACAAAATCCAGCAGGCCGCTACCCACAAGGCGGAAATGGCCGCAATGCAGGCAGCCCTTCAGAGCCTCTACAAGGCGCGCGAAGCCGATCAGGCTACCTTGGCTCGTCTTCGCCAGAAAAACGCCGCCACGGCCCGAAAAACGGCCTTCCTGGGCATGTCTGTTGGGGCTGCCATCGGCGCAAACCCCGATTGGGCGGGCCAACCGCTCCCGAAGGAGGTAAAAGATGCTCTTGAAGCCGCTCGGGCTGGGGCTCCTGGCCCTGATGTTGGCGGGCTGCGGGACAGTCAGGCCCCCTGAGGTCCAAGTTTTGGTGCCCCCTGCGGCACTTCTGCAAGATTGCGTGTACGTCGCGCCCCCTCTCCGAACCAACGGGGAGCTTGTGCAGGCTTACGTGGCGCTGCAGGGTGTCTTGGCACTGTGCAATGATGACAAAGAGGCCCTCCGTGAGTGGGCGCAAC